CACATCTCGATCAGGTAGTCTACTTCACAAGCCTGAAAGAAGTCCGAGACACTCCGCATGCGATCCATGATAACTTCGAAGTTATCTGGCGTGAAGGAGTATTCTAGGTTGTCTTCGAAATCGTTGTCAGAGTATTCGTTAAAGTTATCGCTCATGATTAGATTAAAATTGTTTATTGATGGTGTCCACTAGTTCGCAAGCTCCACCGCCAGTCACTGCCGCGATCCGTGGGCCCTTGCGGATCTGGGCTGTGGTGGCAGGGAAGCTTGCGAACCAGCGGTTACGTATCGTCACGGTCGCCGTAGTTATAACCATAGATATCGTTTTCTCCATCCTTTTCGTTATAACCATATTCAGAGCCTCGGGAAATAGCATTTCCAAAACCTTTGCGATAACCACATAAAAATATTCCTTTTTCGTCTTTATCGAAGCCATCACGGAAACCCATGAATGACTTACGGTAGGTTTTGGAATCTTCATAAGGAATAGCAAGTCTATTCAAATCGTTGTCAGAATTATCTTTCATGATTAAAGTGAAAAGGTTCTTTCGAGTCGGTGTTCTAGATAATAGACTGAATCCCGTAGAGAATCAAGCTCTTCTTGCATCTGCCACATCTTTTTGTAAGCCTTGATTAAGTTTTCAGCGGTGACGGCAATCCGCTTACCTTCGATCTCAACGTATTCTTTAACTTTAGTCATACCGTAAATTTATTAAATTGTGATTTAAAGTTAGCTACGTGCTTATCCATCTCAAACTTAAGTCTTGCGATGGTGTCCTCTAAACGATCCACTTCTTCCTCCATCCTCATGGTGATGCGATAGACTCGGAAGTAATCGTAGGCCAGAAGAAAAAATACAGTTACTAACGCTGAAATGATGATTTCTAACATATATATTTATAGGAGGATTGCTTATGTTAATTAAACTACAGTTCGGTTTGCGTCCTGTCACTCACTGCTCGTCAGGATGTTGACTACTTTCCAACCATCTTATCGTAAAGTAGCAGGTGGAGTATCCAAGCGGATGCACTGCCTGCAAACCCGTCAGCGAACAAGCTGGCAAGGCTCGTAGGTTGCATGGTATAGTAGTGAATCAAGCCAAGCCCTGCAAGAGAAAAACTGACTCCGAGCCAAAATCCTACACAAAGTGGGCAGGATAATAACTTTTCAAGGAACTTTGACTTGGAAGAAATCCAATTCCTAGGTCTGGCTAGTAGGGCTGAGTAAACTATCCCGTTAGCTCCCCCGTAGCAAGCTAAGATAAAAGTTAATAAAAATCCTAAGTCCATCATGCGCACCTCGTAGGTAATCTAAACAATTTTCTAAACTCCTTGCGGTTCTCATCCCAGGAAGGACGCATCTGACCATCGGAGTAGTGAGTTAGTATAATAGGCACGGTCTTGTTGGTAAAGCCCTTTTCGTAGGCAGTCATCGTGTAGAAAAGGTCGTAGTAGTCCCATCCATTCGGAAATTCCTTGGGCTTACCTAGACCACCAATCTTATCTATGGTTTTCTTCTTAGCTGCTAGGAACAAGCCATCAAGGACTACGACGTTACCTTGATGCCCGAAGTAGTTGGGATTTAAGTGGTTAACGTCAGAACCCTGGAACACGAAGCCACGATGGTAACCTTGTTGACGAAGATGAGGATCCCACCACATTGCATTTGTTCCCAGGAGTGTAGTTCCTACTGGGCCAACAAACCCTACATTTTCTGGTGCTAGACTATCGGTTAAGGTTTTAACAAACTGATCTCTGTCGCTAAAGATTTGAATGTCATCATGACATAAAATAATTATGTCATCATCTTGAGCATTTAAAGACTTAAGTGTTTCAGCATAACCTTGAAACACTCCTTCTTGATCATAAGCTACTCTACATTCTATATTACTATCTTTAAAATACTTAAGTAGATTATTAAAGTTAATAGGTTGCTTATCTTTACGACTACATATAATAGAATATATCATATAGATGGATAATAGATGACCGAAGATAAAATTAAGAAAAAACTCGAAAAAGAGTTCAGAAAGTGCAAGGAAGATCCAGTTTACTTCATTTCTAACTTTATTAAGGTAGTTCACCCTATCTTTGGTTTGGTTAACTTTGATCTGTATCCTTTCCAACAAAACTTAATACAAGAGTTTAAAAGTAACAGATTCTCTATCCTTAGAAAGTTTAGACAGGCTGGCTGCACTACTCTAGTCGCTGCTTATGCACTTTGGAAGTGTATTTTTAATTCTCACTACAAAGTTGTAATTCTTTCAAAAGATGATGATGCATCAATGGAAGTGCTTTCTAGGATGAAGACAGCCTATGATGAGCTACCAGACTGGTTGAAGCCACCATTACTTAAAGATTCAGCACACGCACTTAAGTTTAACAATGGGTCTGAAATTAGGTCTAAGTCTTCATCCAAACAATCAGGACGTTCCGTTGCAGGTTCGTTACTAATTTTGGACGAAGCTGCGTTCATTGAAAATATAGATACGATTTGGGCTGCTGCATTCCCAATTATTTCAACAGGTGGTTCAGTTATTGCACTGTCTACCGTTAATGGTATTGGTAATTGGTTCCACAGACAATATAACGAAGCTAGGGCTGGAGAGAACTCGTTTAAAGCCATCGACATCAACTGGAAAGACCATCCTCAATATCACCGTCATCCAGGCTATGAACCGATGTATGAGAAGCTACTTAAGCAAGATCCTCCGATTGATATTGATAAGTGGGAGCAAACTACCCGAGGAGCTATCAGTTATAAAGAATGGCTTCAGGAATATGAAGCTGAATTCTTGGGAACTGGTGACACATTTGTTGACGGGGAAATATTAAAGCAATTAAAGGAGCAGGTTAATAATGAGTATTCCACTAAATTTAACAACCGTATGCGTGCTTGGGGTGGGATTCATCCTCATCATGATTATGTTATCGGTGTTGACACTTCTATTGGACGAGGACTAGACTCATCTGTCGCCCAGGTAATAGATCTGTATACGGGCGAGCAGGTAGCTGAGTTTAAATCTAATAAGACCCCAATTAACGAGTTCGCTACCATCTTAGCTCAGATCGGTAGGGAGTATAACACTGCGTATATTATCCCAGAGCGAAACTTAATCGGGCACAACTTAATTTATCAACTGAAGGAAGTTGAGCAGTATGATAACTTGTTCTTAGACGAAAAACATGAGATTGGTGTCCAAATGGCTGACGCTAATCGTAGACAAATGCTGGTCGCACTGGATGAAGCAATAAGATTAAATAAAATTAAATTAAACTCTGAGCGCACCGTTGATGAACTTTTAACTTTTATTATCGACGAGGTGGGTAGATATAAGGCAGACACTAATTGCCATGACGATTTAATTATGGGTTTAGCGTTGGCAGTTTTTGGATTTAATGAGATAAGAGCTAATACGCCTATGATACAACATAGGCCAAATGACGATAATAAATTTATTCTGCCTGTCTCTAGGACTAAATATATGATAAGAACCCCCGGTGGATTAATAGAAGAAGAAGATCTTAAATGGCTACTAAGTTAAACGAAGGTTACACACAATTCAGCCCGAGCAGGGGCAGCATATCAAGCTGGTTTGGATCTTGGTATTATCCTATTGGTAGGACTGGTAAGTTCTTTGCTAAGTTTTTAAGTGGCAGGAATGCCCCTCAAATACCTCAAGACGGACCTATCCCCCAGCTTGGCCCACCTGAGCCACATCCATTAGAGGGTGACACTTTATTAAGAAGAACTCCTCTGGGGAGCATTTCACCACTTAAAGCTAACCAACTAATTCCTATCAATGAAGAGGAAATTGAGCGTAAGCGTAGGTATCAAGAGTTTGAGGACATGGATGATTATCCAGAAGTCGCCGCTGCATTTGATATCTATGCGGACGATTCAACTCAATTAAATCTTGATGGCACAAAATGGGAAATAGAAACTGACGATCAATTAGCTAAGGACGAAATTAACTTATTGTTTGAGGAATTGTCCTTAGGTAACTTTATTTGGGATATAGTAAGAAATACAGTAAAATACGGCGATTGTTTTATAGAACTTGTAGTTGATATTCAGAATATTAAAAAAGGTATTCAAAGAATTAAAATTCTTGATCCAAACTACATTTATCGTATTGAAAATAACCTAGGCATTCTTACAGACTTCCTGCAAGAAATTCCAATACAGAC